GGTTGGAGACTGCGACAAATTCGAGTTAGCATTTCAACAGAAGTTCGACGATATACATGAGTCGTTTTCGGGTCAGCGTTTAGTTGCTGCTCACATTCCTGTCGAAACGACTAGCTCAATCTCGATGAATCTTTTAAGCTGGGACGTTGCCAATTTGGTTCGTGTCGTTAGCGGTTCGTCTACTGGCTCCGTGACTGCTGGAACGGTTACCGGTGAAGCATTTAACGCTTACAACGCATCGGTTGCATTCTTGAAACGTCAAAATGTATCAACAGTTGTGATTAAGAAAGCTAGCACGCCTTTAGTGTTAGGCACTGACTACACTGTTGACTTAGTGTCTGGTGCTGTCACTTTCTTAGCTGCTTCTACACAAGTTCCAGCTGGCCCCGCTGTCGCATTAACTGCTGATTATGCTTTCGCAGCTTACGGCGGACGTGTCGAGGGTTTAATGACTGCTCCTAAGTCTTACGGGTTCGTTTTCGCTGGCACCAATATCGCCGATGGTTCAACGGTTCGTGTTGAAGTGTTTAAGGCTACGATGAATTTGCCGAAAAATCTTGCTTTCTTAGATAGCAAGCACGGCGCTTTACAACTCGACGGCATGATGTTGCAAGACACAAGCCGCACCGCTGGCACTTCTCAATTCTTCGCAATTGAAAAACAAGTGTAATTTAGGCTTATACCGATAAAAGAGTAGGGGGCTAACGCCCCCTATTTTTTTTGGTCTTTACTTTTATCTCTTTAATTGTTAGATTGTTATTAGTATGACTTATTAACAACAAATGGGAGACTTAACAATGTCAGACGAATTAAAAGTATTATTTCCTGGTCGAGAGGTGATTGTAGGAGGCGAAACTATCGCTGTTAAACCTTTCAAAATGGGCCAATATCCGAAAGTAATTGAAATTATCGCAGATATAGCGCCTTTAATTGCACAAGCTGACGGCAATATGATGACTATTGCAACGCTTGGAGCCGAGCAAGTGATGAGATTAGCGGCAATATCAACGGGTAAAAAGCGTGAGTGGTTTGACAATGTGGAGGCTGACGAGGGTTTGGTTTTATTAACTGCTGTGCTTGAAGAAAATTGGAAGTTTTTCCAAAAAAAAGTAAAGCCGGAGCTCGACAAAGCGTTCGCAGTGATAAAAGCCTTGCAAGCTCCGGCGGCGGTGGATGGGGAGCACTCTACGCAAGACTAATTGCTTACGGGCATTCTAAGGAAAGTATCGACAATTACACAACGGATCAAGCGGAGTTATTTTTAAAAGAGGCGGTTTTAAATCAAAAGCGAGAGTGCGCTTTACAAGCTCAATTTATTATTTCGCTTGCGTTCGATCAAGAGAATTGGAAGAAGCTGACTAAAGATATATAAGAAAAATAGGGGTGGCGATGACTGATAAAAACATTTCAATGACGCTTTCATTAGCTGACTTAGCATCGCCAAAACTACAGGGTTTTTTAAGTCTATTAAAGACGATGGAAAACTCTGTAGGTTCCTCTAACAATACATTAGCTAATTTTTCAAAAGAGCTTAATAATGTAGCTGCAAGTTTAGAAAAAACAAATGGTGCACTTAAAACATTTGACTCTGGCGTAACTTCCAGTAGTCAAGGCATATCTTCTTTTGGAGCCTCGGCCAAGGCAATCAATGACGCTTTAAATGGTATGGCCAGTGTTGTTGAAAAAGTATCGTCAACTTTAAAAATGTTTGAAGAAAGCGTAATTTACGCCGGTCGCTCGGTCGCCTCGATGGGTTCAAGTGCAATGGTAGCGGCTAATCAAGTGTCAAACTTTGCTGTTGGCACTACGTTAGCAAAGCAATCAGTTAGTCAATTCGGTTCACAAGTAAAAAGAACAACGACCGGCTTGCTTAACATGGGAACACAAGCCAAGCAAACAAACGATCACATTTCAAAAATGCATGAAGCATTGCTAGGAATGTATGCAACAGAAGCATCACACAAAATAGTTGACGCTGAAAAAGAGTCTTTAAATCTTGCAGGACAATTTGAGGCACAAAAAACAAGATTAGAGGGTCGAGGTCTTAATCAAGATCAAATATCGCAGTTTGTGGCTAATGGCTCCAATTTACAATCTATTAACCCAAGACTAAATGATACCGAATCGCTTGCTTTACATGGGGAACTTCAAAAATTAACTAATAGCACAGAAGAAACGATTAAAGTTGCCGGTGAGTTAGCTAAGTTTTATAACGTCCTCGAATTTTATACAGGACACAAGCAATCAGAACAAGACCGAAATAATTGGGCTACCTCCATAGAACAAATGGGTGGTATGCAAAGCGAAGCTAAATTGAAATCCGCTATACAAATGGTTGTTGCACAGGCTGTTGAGTCACAAGGAACATTTAACGCTGAAAAAATGTTAACACTGACGTCAAAATATGGCGGAACTATGCGAGGCATGTCAGAAGAGGGCCAAAGGGATACGATGGCTTATATGTCAAGTGTAAGAGGTGGTGCTGGAGCTACTGCTTTAAGAGCACTTGATAGATTTTCAAACGGTCGTGCATTAACTACGCAAGATATTGAATTCGGGTCAAGTATTGGTTTAATTAGTCCCGAACAACTTAAAAAGAAAGATAACGGAACTGTTGACGTTACAAGAACTAAACAAGCGATAGCATCATCTGGAGGAGTTTTAGGCGCTGATGTATTAAGAGACGGCGGACTAATTAAATGGTTTGATTCTGTATTAACACCTTTGTTAATGAAGAACTATAAAAACCCAGATGGCTCTAAATATGATCCGACTAATAAAGAAAATCGTGACGTAGCTCTATCTCAATTAAAGGGTAGTGATGTTTTACTAACACTATTAAAAGAATTAGGAGATATGGGGTCTAAATATAGTGAAGCTAATACACTAGGAAAGACTGCCGCAGGTGCTAAAGCTGTATTACCTTATGACGAACTACAAAAAAAGGCCGCAGAAGCTCCATCAGAAAAGTGGAAACAATTTGTAACTGCAATGGAAAGACTAGGAACAACGTTAGGTGAAACAGTTTTGCCAGCGATGACTAAATTTATAAACATTTTGACACAAGGTGTTAATAGCTTAAATAGTTTTAGCAAAGATCATCCATCTTTGGCGTTCTTTGTTGAAGTTGCCGGTGCTGTTGTTGCCGCAACTCTTGCATTCGCTGGATGGTTGGCAATTATTGGTCAGTTTGACGCTGCATTAACTATCTTAATGCTTCCCCTTAAACTTATACCTGCACTAATAGGCTTTATAAAGATTGCAGTGCTTGATGTTGCTGCTGGATTTCCTCTTTTAATAGCTGCCGCAAGCTCTGCATGGGCTAGCATGGTCGCAGGGGCAACAACTGCATTCGCAGCACTTAAAACTGCCGGTGCTGCTCTTATGTCTACGGCTGGTCTAATTGGTATATTTATAGTTGCCGCTGCTGCGATTGCAACAATCTTTTTATTCCCTGACACCATCGGAAACTTTGAGATTTTCGGTGTTGACGCTGGGAAAGTTGCTAAAAATATCACTGCCGGAATACAAGAGGCTTTTGACTTCCTGGCAACAAGTTTATCAAGAGTATTCAATTGGATACTTGAAAAAGCCGGTGTTGTAACCAAGGCAGCCGCTGATGCTAATGATGCCTCTTTATCTGCGGGTTATAACGACCGCTCTAATGCAAGAGCTGCATCAATTAACGATAGGGGATGGTCTGGCGATGCTAATAATGGTCAAATTCCACCAATGGAGAATGCCGACCCGTCTAAACCATTAGGATCTTATAACGACCCTAATAATATCAACAAAGCTTGGTCACTTGAATATATCCAAGCAAGAAAGAAAGCATTAGCGAGTTCTGGGCACGGATACGCACAGACTAATAGTGTTAACGAATACCCAAGCATAACAGACTTGCCAAGTGGCGGGGCTCCAATTGCAAAGACAAAAAAGGCAACTGGTGGAGGTGCTGCGGCTGCTGCTGATAGACGTGAGGCTAACTCTGAGTCTGAAAATGCAAAATTTGAGCGTGATAAGTTGGCTATCGAATTAAAGGCAACCGAGCAACTTTATAGAGACCATCAAATAAGCATTGAAGAAATGTTTAAGCAAAAAGTCGAGTTTATAAAAAACGGTTACGCCGATGAAATTGCTGCCCTTGAAAAGGAAAAACAGGTTTTAGAAAAAGACCCTGTTAAAAACTCCGACAAGATCAATAAAGTTGATCATCAACTAATCATTACTCAAATGAAAGAAAAGCAAGCTTTACTTGATGTTGAGATGGAGAAAAAGAAAGCACTGCAAAGCTTAGATAAAGAGGGCCTAACGATACAAGAGAAGTTAGAAAATATAACAAAGTCGGCATCTAATGCAAAAATTGCAATGCTCGACGAGGAATATAACAAGAAACGCAAGATCTTAGAGCTTAACGGTCAAATGCAAGCCGCAGAAAATCTTTCTATATTGCATGTATCAGAAGTTAATAAAGTTAGATACGACGATGAAATGAAGCAAATGAGTCTTGTTAAGCAACAAGAGCGAACGCTCGAAATGCAGGCACAAAGCGACCGTAAAAAGGGTCTAATCAATACGGCTGATATGGAGCAACAGATCGTCGAAGCTAAGCGTCAGTTGGGCGAGCAAGAGCTTATAAATATCGCAAGAGCCGAAGAATTTGCTGCAAAGATAGGCGACCCTGCAATTATCGAGTCAATTAAGCAAATGAAGATCGAAGCACAAGATCTTGCCGACACTCTCGACGCTGGAGCACAGAAGTTTAAAGACTCTATGCAAGGGGCAATTGAGGGTGGTCTTAATGACCTTATGAATGGCAAATTTAGCTTTAAAAAGTTCGCTGATAGCATAGTCCAATCAATCAATAAGCAAGTAGCAAAAAGCCTATCTGAAACGATCACTAATGGGCTCTTTGGATCTAGTAAAGACGGCAAGGGTGGATTACTTAGCGGCTTAATGGGCGACTCTAAGAGTGGTGAGGGCAACTTCTTAACTAATTTGTTCGGTGGAAGTGGTAAAAAATCGGCTGCACCTAGTGGGGCGTTTGCGGGGGCTCAAGGTTCGTTAGGGGGCAATGTATCGGGTGATATAGCCAACGATCCAAACGCCGCATTAGCTGCCTCTGCTAAGAATGCCGAACAAGGCCTTAAAGATTTCACAAAGAACGGTGTTGACGCTAGCACTAATTCCATGGTCAAAGGAATTACACAAGACACGATGGAGCAATCAACGAGCCAACAAGCTACACAAGCACTTCAACAACTCGCACAAGCTGCACAACAAGCTGCACAAGCTTTACAACAAGTCGGATCTGGCGGAGGTGGTGGCGGTGGTGGTTTTGGTGGAATGTCTGACTTTTTCGGTGGTGGAGCGTCTGGCGATTCATTTTCAATGATGGGCTCTTTAATGGGCTTTGATGTAGGGGCCGATTCAATACCTCGGGATATGATCGCAAAGATACATAAAGGCGAAATGATATTACCAGCCGATACCGCCGAAAGAGTTAGAAATGGAATGTCGAGCGGTGGCGGTGCTGCTACTCCCGGCATGAATGTCGTTAATAACTTCCATATGACTGGTGCCTATGATAAACGCACACAATCACAAATTGCTAAAGATGTTGGCGGAATGATGCAGAAATCAATTAGAAGAGACGCTTAAAGGATAATAAAAATGAGTTCATTCGAAGAAGTCCGATTTAACGATAACAAGATCATCAACTACACAACAGGCGGGCCAGCTTATAAAACGTCGATGGTTCAAACTAACGGCGGAAAAGAGCAACGCAACGCAGTATGGAGCCAACCGCTCGCAGTCTTTGAGTTTACAGATCGTTTAATTAGCGAAACAGAAACGCACTATATCCGTGACTTCTTTCATGCTATGCAGGGCATGTTGATCGGATTTAGATTTAAAGATTGGTCAGACTATAAAGACGATGGTTTAGGCGTGATAGTTGGCGATGGAATAGGGGGCGGGCAGCTTTATAAACAATATGCGATGGGCTCAAGGTCGCAAAAGAAGAAGATATCTAAGCCGGTGAGCGGAACGGTGCAGGTTTATATTAACGGAACGCTAACAAGTTGTGCAATCGACTATACAACCGGCGTTGTATCTATGCCAGTAACGAATAAAACCGTCACTGCTGCCGTAGCTAATGGCACAACTTACGCAACCGTAACAATAGCAAGCCATGGGTTTAGCATTGGCGACAAAGTATCTCTTGGTTTAGCCGGTGGAACTTGGGCGACGGCTAATGGATACCGCACGGTAACGGGTGTATCAACTAATACGTTTACTTTTGCTATCAACGCCTCGACTTTTGGAACGTTTACAAGCGGAGTTGCTAGTTATTACACACAACACGGTGCGACTTGGACGGGTGAGTTTGATTTACCCGTGCGTTTTGACGCTGACGATGTGCAATTTGAATTTAGAGGCGGTGTTGTTACGACTTACGGTGTGATAGACGAGGGCGTTTTTAATATCAAAGCTCTAAAACTAGTCGAATTAAAGTTATAAAAACCATTCATTTGACTTTTGCCCTAATTTTTGTAATAAATAAAGGAGTGCTTTACAAAAAAATCGGGAGACTGGCAAAAAATGAGAAATATAAGCACCGCTTTAAAGGCTCACTTAGCAAGCAATGCAACTTCACTTACTACGCTTTGGAAGTTAAATAGAATAGACGGCTTAGTTTTCGGCTTTACAGACTTAGATACCGATGTTGTTTATGATGACAGCACGGGGCCAATAACATATTTAGCAAGCACCGGGTTTATTCCATCATCAATCGAAGCGACTGCCGAGCTGGCCGTCGACAACATGGAAATACAAGGCGTTTTAGACTCTTCAACGATTACCGACGGGGATTTACTCGCTGGGCTATGGGATCGGGCAGAAGTGCGGGTATATCGAGTGAATTACCGTGATCTAAGCATGGGGCACGAATATCTTAATCGAGGCATATTAGGCGAAGTAAAAACAGGTCGTAACGCATTCCAAGCTGAGCTTAGAGGTCTTACACAACATTTACAACAACAGATGGTCGAAGTAGTGCAACCCTCTTGTATTGCAATGTTTGGCGACGCTAAATGTAAAAAAAGCATAGCAATGTGGAGTGCTACAGGGCATGTTACCGGTGTTTTGAGTAACCAAAGCTTTTTAACAGATTTAGGCGATCCTATAAATTACTATTCAAAGGGTCGTTTAACTTGGACAAGCGGGGCTAATACTGGGTTAGGTGCTGATATCAAGTTTTTTGGTGGACAACCCAACTACACAATGCTTTCATACACGAGCGTTATATCAAGCGGTGCTCTAACCCCAACAATGCCATCCGGCAAAACATTCGCAAGAGATAATGGTGTAGTTGATTCAACAGGCGTTACATTTCGTTTATCTGATACCCCGTCAAGTGCTGGAACATATGAGCCAAACGGTGGGGTTTATTACTTTAACACCGAAGACAACGGCAAAACTGTAACGATAACATATTCGGTTATGGATTACACCGCAACGGCAACAGGTCAAATTGATTTACAGCTAGTTGCACCCTATGACGTTAATGTTGGTGATACTTTTACCGCAATAGCGGGTTGCGACAAATTATTTTCTACATGCACCGGCACCTTTCAAAATGCCGTTAATTTTCGAGGATTCCCGCATTTACCGGGTAGGGATCGTTTGATATCGGGGAAATCATGACACCACAAGACTTTATAAACGCTGCAAGATCAATGATTGGGGTTAGATTCCATCATCAAGGAAGACACCCGACTGCTGGTGTTGATTGTGCCGGTTTAGTGGTGTGCTCTGCTAATAAGTGCGGTGTTACACCCGGCGACTATAACGACTATCAACGCACGCCTATATCAACAGATTTTATTGAGCATATTTTAAAACACTGCGACGTTGTGCAACCTGGCGACGAGCAACCCGGCGATCTTTGGGTTTTTAAATTTGCAAACAATCCACAGCACGTCGCAATACAAACAGAAAGCAACCCCCTAAAAATGATCCACGCATACGCACCTTTACGAAAAGTTGTTGAGCATGGAATAGACGCTACATGGCAAGCACGCAGGCACGCAGTCTATCGACCCAAGGAGCAAGAAAAATGGCAGTCTTAGCAATGGGAATGATGGGGTCAATGCTTGGCGGGTCGTTGATCGGTGGAGCTCTTGGATCTCAAATCGGTTGGATGCTTGGGTCAATGCTCGGAAATGCTCTTTTCCCGCCGCCAGCCCAAGAGGGCCCTCGATTATCTGATTTAAAGATGACTACCTCGGCATATGGTCAAGCAATCCCGCTTGTTTATGGCACCGCTCGGATCTCGGGCAACTGCATATGGTCAACAGATAAAGTTGAGCACCAACACAGCGAGTCACAAGGCAAGGGTGGCGGGCAGACTGTTAACACTTATAGCTACACGATATCAAGTGCTTTTTTGATATGCCAAGGGCCCATTTCAGGCGTCCGTAAGATCTGGGCGAATAGCACGCTTGTTTATGACTTAGGGTCTGATAGTCCTGCGGCAATCATAGCGTCGGAAAAATTAGGCGGATCTATTCGGGTGCACTTAGGCGCCGAAGATCAAGCGGTGGATCCTTTTATTGAGGGTGTTGAGGGCACAGCTAACACCCCGGCATATAGAGGCACCGCCTACGTTATGTTGGAAAATTTAGAGCTCTCGAACTTTGGCAATACTATGCCTAATTTAGAGTTCGAGGTCGTCGTAGCTGGTGCAACAACAGGGATTAGAAAGCTTAAAGATATAAACTATGATTTTAGCACCCTAGGCCATGAGCAACACTTTTATTGGTATGGAAACGTTTTAGGGACAATGACGGAATATAACAATACATATGTCGGTATGACAGGTGCAGGGAGTGACTACGGCGGATATGCTTTTGGGTTTCCATTTATAAGAGGGATACACGGAAATACTTTTGATTTATCAAGTAATAGCTCTTACAACAAAATGGGTGTGCCATCTACGTTAGTTAATACTTTGGATCAATACGATAAAACAAGGTGGACTATTGATGAAACTGGAGCCTTTGTTAGTAGCGGAAATTCAGTTAATGAATACACTACAAGCGAGATAAAAGACTCATTTCATTGGGAGCACCCGCTCGATGCTGACACTATCCCAAGATCACACCCATATATTAAGGAATATATAGGAAAGGCGGGATCATCATTTATTTTCTATAACAGATGTGCACCTTTAAAAATTGGTGGATCAAGTCGTTGCGACTTTGGAAATTGGACACCAATACAGCCTTTCGTAATTCCTAATGGCGATTCCCCCGACGTATTCGACAGTTCTGGTTTAATGTCTTATTTAAATACTCATGCAACAGGGTATATTAACAGTGTTGTAACAACCGCAAGCGGTTCTTTTATTTTCGTAATGACTGGAACGAACAAGTCAGGGACTCTTTTATCGGAACACTGGTATTTATTTAGTATGAATGGTGCATACGCAATCTTTGAGAAAAGCGGCACTGTTGACGCTAGTGTTAATGTGGCCTGGATAGGTTCGCAAGGATCTAACACCGGTCACGCTTCATCGATGATGGAAGATAGTTGTGACTTCATATGGACTAATGAGAATGGCGTAAGTTTATATAAAATAGGAGCCGATGGTATTTTAAAACGTATTTTTAATGATGATCCTGGCACTTCTTTTAAATATAATTACTTCTCTGTTTATGCTAGGGGAGGCTTATGCTATTTAGCTGGGACGAGTTCGGCGGTTGTTTATACACGTATAGATCGCTTAGATAAAAACACAGTAAAGCTGCACACAATCATATCAGATATATGTTTACGTGCTGGTTTGACTGCTGACGATATAAACACCACAGCTTTAACTGATGATGTTGTAGGTATCGTTTACGGTGCTCAAATGTCTTTTAGATCTATGATAGACCCGTTACGCACTGCATACTTTTTTGACGCAGTGGAGTCAGACGGAAAGATTGTTTTCGTAAAAAGAGGGCAAGCTATAAGCGCCGATATTCCCGAAGAAGATTTAGCGGCTCGGGACGCAATGACGCTTGACGCACCACCCGATCAACTCAAAATAACGCATCAACAAGAGTTAGAGTTACCCCGCTTAGTTACGATTGACTACTTTGCTTCTGACGCAGATTTTCAAGACGGTTCACAAAACGACTCTATACAAACACGTTATAGTCAAAACGTTGTTAAATTGCAGTTGCCCATTGGTTTAACTGATAATCAAGCGAAATCTATCGCCATGGTTAATCTTTACCAACTTTGGGCTGGGCGTAACACATACGAATTTACAACAGATCGCAGTTATTCACACTTAAACCCAACTGATGTTGTAACCATCAATAAAGATGGTGCAAAACTATGTGCTCGGCTCACTAAACGCACAGACGGCGGCGATGGAGTTATAAGTTGGGTTGCTCAAAGTGAAACACCGACTGCCTATTTACAAACAGGACTTGGCGGGATCGTAAAAGGTGGATCTCAAAACATTACAGCACCCGCCGTCACTGATCTTGTAGTCTTTGACGCTCCAGTGCTCATGGATCAATTCCATTCATACCCTTATATGTTTTTCGCTGCTTGCGGCACAGATTCAAATTGGCCAGGTTGCGATATTTATATGTCAAAAGATACAGGGGCAACATGGAGCGACACGGGAATTTTCTTTGAAAAGCCATGCGTTTTAGGTCGTTCGGCTAGCGTATTAGCACAACCAGATAGCTGGGGTGTTTTTGATGAGGAAAACAGCGTCAAAGTTTTCTTAACAAACATAGGTGCGGAATTAGCTAACGCTACACAAGATGAAGTATTAAATGGTGCCAATGTTGCATTTTTAGGCGGAGAATTGATTGCCTTTAAACGTGCGACTCTTATTAATCCTAGGCAATACGAGCTTTCGGGTCTTTTAAGAGGCTTGAAAGGCACCGAAGACTTTGCAAAGACTCACACAACTGGCGAAGATTTTGTAATCTTAGCAACTAATAACATTAAAGTGCAAAAAATGGATTTCGTTGATTTTGGTTCAACATTCCAATATAAAGCTATCTCACGTAAAACAACAGACACAGACGTTAAAACAGTGACGCACACGTTCACAGGAAGAAACCAACAAGCTTTATCGCCCGTTTATTTCAATATGTATAAAGATACGCAAACAGTCAGCGGTGATTGGAACTTTAACTATGTGTCACGATTACGCTACGACGGAGAATTAAGAGATGGATCGGGTGGTTCTGCACCGATAAATGATTACTACGAATTAGAGATACTGAATTTAAATGGGCATACATGGCCGGACGTATCCGACGCAACTGTTGCACGCACACTTTATCATGTATCACAGGACGGCACTGGAGTTTTACAAGCACCAACTTATACAACTGCAATGCAAACAACTGATTTTGGTGCTCCAACAAGTGAAGTTGTAACAAGAGCTTATACAGTCGGACAAACAGGAAGAAGCCCTTTATGGGACGTTCAAAGATTTACTTATACCGTTCCAACATTAGTAGGCGGGCCTTTTATTATTGCTGCTAAGTTCTGGGATCTCTTACTTAAATTTGAAGATGCCACTATTATTGATACAGGGACTAATGCACTTACTATTACAAATGTTGGCGTTCAAACTAACGTAACAACTCCTATTTTTGGGACAAAGTCTGGCTGGTTCCAATCGTCAGGTTTTCAATATTTTAACTATACAGGCACGGTTTTAGATGCTGGTTATGCTGATTTTTGCTTTGACTGCTATATATTGCCGAATGGTTTATCTACTGCATATTCGACGATATTCGAAACAGTGCCTAACGGTTCATCTGGCACCGCTGGAGGGCGTTTTTCTCTTGGTGTTACTAGTGCGGGATCTTTATATCTTTATCACGCAAGCACTTATTACAATTTCCCGACTACTGTTATTCTAACAAATAAGATTTACTATGTTTGTTTACAAAGACGCTCTGGTATTGTTGAAATGTTTTTAGGTAGTTCAAGATATCAAGCAATGACTGGTAACGGTGCAAATATAGCATCAAGCGGATTTATGGTAGGTAAAGCAACAGACGTTGCAACTAGCTATTGGAACGGGCGGATGGATCAACTACGCTATACATCTATATGCCGCTACCCTAATGGGACTAACATACAACCGCCATCTTCTTTACTTCTTCACTGCGACGGGGCTAATGCTGCTACAGCGTTAAGTGATTACTCTGCTAATAATGTGCCCATAACATTTTTCGGAACTGCACAACTCGACACAAGCACTCAAAAATTTGGCACGGCATCTTTAAAATTCAATGGGGCAACTACTGATTATTGTAAAGCAATACTTCAATCGGCTTCTGATTTAATTCAAGGTGATTTTTGTGTTCAATTGTTTTACAAAACAACTCAAGTGACTGCTAACGCTACATTGATATGTCGTAATATAACCGGCTTTGTTACAGGATCTTGGGTGATCATGTCTTCTAATGCATCAGGTAACGGTTCGCCTTGCGTTTACTGGTCTGATTATAGTGCAGGTAGTCCATTATTAAGTAGTTCAACATCAGGACACAGTAACGGAGCTTGGAAGCACTTAGCATGGACGAAAGAGGGGAGTGTTCATAGATTATTTATAGATGGGACTCAGGTGGCTACTATAACAACAGCGGTTAATATGACGAGCAATGGAGCTCCTATAGTAATTGGTAGCGATATTATAAATAATAGGCCTTTCTTAGGAAACATTGACGAAATATGCATAACAAGAGGGGCAGCAGTTTATACCTCTAACTTTACACCCCCAACGGCTCAATTTACAGAATAAGAAAAAGGAGACTTTAAAATGTCAAATAGCATAACGAATCTTGACAATATATTAGCGAGTCAATCATATAAAGAAGTTACAGCAAACGCCTTTTTTGACGCTGCTAGTCCCGCTTCTGTATACGGACGCAGACAATCGACTTGTTCGGGGCTTTCATGGGGCTATTATGGTGGCAACGTTATAGTAGGAGGTGCACCATATAACGTAGCTAATGGAGTGCTTACTTTATCGGCAAATTCTACGGTTTACGTTGAGGCTAGCCAATCCACCGGAGCCGTAACGCAAAACAACACTGGTTGGACACCTGGCACAAGCCCTTTATATCAAATAGTGACTGGCCCAACATCAGTGACGAGCTACACAGATATGCGAGTGCAAAGGGCTAATTTGTGCCCTATTGCTTCTATGACGATAACAGGAGCCTCCGCCTTTCAAAATACGGAGTCAAACGCACGTATAGTTTTATTGGGTGGAACTCCAGCGGCTGATTTTGCTTTGACAATTCCAGCTCGGCCATGGATATACACGATAAAGAATGCAACGGGAAAAATAGCCACTATTTCAACAGGAACTACACCAACGGTTGCAATAGCCACCGGAAAAATTGCACAAATTATGACTGATGGGACTGACGTATTTAGAGTTACAGCTGATATTTAATGTATTGTTGACTATCCGCTATATTTAAGGTAATGTTTTTAAATAATAGATGATTTATTTTTGAAATAAAAGGGGGCCTTTATGCCAACATTGGGAAGCAAAGGCACAAACCAACCGCTACTTATTCGCCAAGGGGCTGACTGGTCGTGCGATTTTATTCTATTAAATCCTATCGTAGCTCCTGCAACTGTTGCCGTTCCTCTTGACCTTACAGGCTGCACTATTAGAGGGCAAATTAGGAAGACGGCAAAAAGTAGCGATATAACTGCTACGTTTGTTGTTGCTTATACAGTAACGCCAACAGACGGCAAATTTAACCTTTCTCTTAGCAACGCAGTGACTGCTTTAATCGCTGCCGGTGTTGATGAAAGTGACGCAAAGTCGCTTTATGTCTGGGACTTGGAGCTATTGGATACGTTAGGGCGGATTACTCCTATATTTTACGGTGACGTGAAAGTATTTCGGGAGGTTACACGCTAATGTCTGATATTTTAGTCACTGTTAACCCGTCGCCTGTAATCTCTGTTACCGTAAACCCTGCACCAGTGTTTACCTCGGTTATCGCAGTCGGACAAGGGCCAGCGGGGCCAGTAGGGCCAATGGGGCCGTCAGGTGTTACAAATGCTTCTTACCTTTCATCTTCAAATTTAAGCGGCCACAGACTTGTAACTATTGACAACTCGGGCTCTATTATTTATGCAAGTAATGACAATAATTTACATGCCAATAGAGTGATAGGCATGACAACAGGTGCGTCAAGCTCTGGTGCTATGTCAACAGTTCAAGCTAATGGTGAATTACTTGAGCCATCATGGAATTGGGACACGAGTTTACCGGTTTACCTCGGCTTGAATGGTTTATTAACACAAACACCGCCGGTTTATCCGTCAGCTCTTTTTTCTCTGATTGTAGGTTTTCCCGTATCTACAACAACGCTTTACATACAGATCGGGCAACCTATCGCATTAACACTTTAATCTAAGGAGGCACAACATGGGTGCAGCATCAACAACTAAACTTATTAAAAACAACGCAGGCGTTCTTACGGAAGAAACAACGCTTACAACGTCCGCCGGTGCTGGTGACGCTAATAAAGTTGTAGCTTTAAATGCTTCGGGTATTCTCGATTCAACGATTGTAAATAGTAAAGCTACATCCGCAGGAGCTGGCGACGCTGGAAAATTAGCCGCTCTTAATGGCTCCGGTGTTTTAGATGACACAATTTTAAACGCAACGGTTACGAGCTCCGCAAGCAAAATTGTGAGACTCGACGGATCTGGCAAGCTTGACGCTACTGTTATGCCAACAGGAATAGGCGCCGACACTGCAATCATCACAGCGAGCGAGGCTCTTGCTGCCGGTGACTTAGTTAACATTTGGAATAACTCAAGTGTTGCTAACGTTCGTAAAGCTGACGCTTCAACGGCTGGAAAAGAGGCACACGGTTTTGTTTTAGCTGCGGTGTTATCTACTGCAAGTGCTACGGTGTATTTTGAGGGAACTAATACGCAATGCACGGGCTTAACACCCGGTCTTCAGTATCTCTCTGGTTCAACGGCTGGCAAGTCTTCAACTACCGCAGCATCAGGAACGGGCAAAGTTGTGCAAATCGTCGGTTTTGCAGTTACTGCAACGTCGATGAATTTCAACAGTGAGCAACCTATCGTCTTAGCTTAATTGGGGGCCAATTATGGCAACGGCAAAACCTCTTATTAACAACGCTGGAGTGCTATCCGAGGCTCCAAGTGGAACAACGTTAGACCCGGCAACTCTTGGAACTGGAACGCCAGACGGAACAAAGTTTTTAAGAGATGACGGAGTGTTTGCAACTCCAGCGGGTGGCGGTGGTGGAGGAACAAGTAACGTATTCATACAACAAACTGATCCAGCACCCGGAACGCCTTATATATGGTTTCAAACCGATAGCGGCGGTGTAGTGATA